AAAGGTAAAACATGGCAGATTTTAAACTAGGTAGAATTAAATTTAAATGGAGAGGTAGTTGGGCAACTTCAACTGCTTACTTGATAGATGATGTCGTAAAATACGGCGGTAATACATATGTCGTTATTGCAAACCACACATCACCAGCAAATGAAAATCTATTTTACACAAGTCCAGGAACATATACAGATTACTGGTCACTACAAGCTGAAGCATTATTTTTCAAAGGTGCTTATGCAAATGCAACTTGGTATAAATTAAACGACCTAGTTACTTACGGTGGTAAATCATATCGTTGTACTACTGGTCATACTTCTTCAAGTGCAGTTTTAGACCAATCAAAATTTGAAGCACAAATAGACGGTATTCTTGTCAGAGGCGACTATGCAGCTGACACACAATATAGATTAGGTGATATTGTAAAATATGGTGGTAGACAATATAGATGTACTACTGAACACACATCAGCTTCAACTTCTGGTGGTGTAGCAATATTAAACACATCAAACTTTTCAGTATTCGTAGATGGTTTAGAATTTAAAGGTGATTGGGCTGCTACTACATACTATAAAGTAAATGATGTTGTAAAATTTGGTTCTTTTCAATACAAATGTACAACTGCTCACACTTCAGGTGCAAATTCAGACGCTTTTGTTCAAGCAAATTTTGCAGTCTATTCAGAGGGTTTAGATTTTTTAGATACCTATAACGCAAGTACAGTTTACAAACAAGGTGATGTTGTAACTTACGGTGGATATTCTTATGTATGGATTAATACCGAAGAAGCTGCAGGACAAACACCAACAGATAACAGTTATTGGGATGTAATCACAACAGGTTTTAAAGCTTTAGGTGCATATTCACATGGCACAACTTACAAAACAGGAGATGTTGTTGAGTATGGTGGTTATTCATATGTAGCTACAGCAAATAATACAAGTCAAAGACCTTTTTCTAATACATCATATTGGACAAAATTAAATGAAGGATTTAACTGGAGAGGTGTTTATAGTTCATCTGTAACTTATGAAGTTGGTGACACAGTTGAATATGCTTCTAGTTCATATGTTGCAGTAAGTGACCAAGTTTATGGTGTAACACCAGGAACAGACGCAGCTAAGTGGCAACTTATAGCGCAAGGTTCAACAACAAATGTATTAACTACTAGAGGCGACATGATTGTTCGTGACGCCACACAAACAACAAGATTACCAATTGGTACTTCAGGTGCATATTTAACAACAGATGGTTCCGATATCAAATGGTCAAACGCCGAGGGTGCTAATGTTAAATATGTTGCAAACTCTGGTTCAGATTCAAATCCAGGTACTCAAGCATTACCTTATAAAACAATTAATTATGCGTTATCTCAAGCAACTTCAGGAGATGTAGTTGAGGTTGAAAGTATAGCAGGTGGTACAGGTGGTACTCCAGGTACTTTTGATGTAACTCAAGCCTCTACAACAGGTTCTGGAACAGGATTTCAGGCAAGAGTAGTTACAGATGGCTCTTCAACACCAACTGTTACAATTACAAACGGTGGTTCAGGACATGCAGAGGGTGACACAATCACAATTACTGGTGTAGGTTCTCCAGACGCTTCATCAAGTATTACTTTTGATGTTAAATCAAAATCAGTTGGTGATATTATCTACATTAAAAATGGTGTTTACAAAGAAAATTTACCTCTAACAGTACCTGCTGGCGTTACAGTTCAAGGTGAATCATTAAGAGGTACAGAAATTAGACCTGCTACCGGAACAGGTTCACAAATTAAAACTGTTACTTACAATTCAGGTGGTACAGGTGGTACTCCAGGTACATATAATTATATTCATAATAGTGCTACATCAGCAAACGGTAAAGGTGCCGTATTTAATGTAACAACAGATGGTTCTTCAGCACCAACAATTACAATATATCATGGTGGTTATGGATTTGCTGTTGGTAATACAATTACTATTCCAGGAACAAGTTTAGGTGGTGCAGCTAATATAAATGTTGCAGTAGGTTCATTAGAGAATAATAATGCTAGTAATATGTTCTTGATGAACAATACTACAAATCTAGTACAAATGTCAATGAAAGGTCTTACAGCAACACCAGGTGCTGGTGGCACAAGTAAAGCTGCCGTTACATCTTTAGACCCTACAGGTTCAATTACAACTACTTCGCCTTATATACAAAATTGTTCGTCTGTCAATGCAAGTGCAACTGGTGTACAAATTGATGGTAATTTACATGCCGCTGGTAATAAATCAATTCTTGCAAATGACTTTACTCAAATAAACTCTGACGGTATTGGTGTTCATTGTTTAGCAGGTGGTCGTGGTGAGATGGTTTCTATCTTTACTTATTATTGTGATAAATCATTCTATGCTCATTCAGGTGGTTTCATAAGAGGTTTAAATTGTTCATCTGGTTACGGTGAAAAAGGTGCCGTTGCAGAGGGTACATTAGCTTCAGAAACTCCAGTTTCGGTAATAGCTCGTGGTAAAATGCTGAAGTATGACTCAACAGAGTTTGTTGGCTCAGCTACAGAATCAGATGTTTCAGATACAGTTGCCACACAAGGTGTTGGTACTGCTACTATATCAGGCGCCGGTGGTGCTAGTGCAACAATTTTAAGAGTAAATATTTCAACAGACCATTTTCACATTGAAAGTATTACAGGTTCATTTGTTAATGGTGAAGTATTAACAATTACAAAAGAAGACTCTTCAACATATCAAGTTAAAGCAGCTGCTTCAGGTGCAGAAACAGGACAATTTGGTGCCTTAATCGCAGTTGACTCAACTGATAGTACATTAGGTAGTGCAAATGTAATTAAACCTGGTGCAAATGTTCAGTTTGCAGGCGACTCAAATTATTACAGAGTATCTGCCGTATCAGAAACTAACACATCTAACAAACAAGCTACAATTCGTTTAACTTCAAATGTAACTTCAGGTAATGCAATTGCAGATAACACAGCAACAACAATTACAACAGGTTTTTCAAATGTTAGATTAACAGGACACGACTTTTTAGATATTGGTACTGGCGATATTGCAACATCAAATTATCCAGGTGGTCCATCTCAGCCTGCTGACCAATCAGACGAAGTAGAAGAATTAACAGGTGGTCGTGTTTACTTTACATCAACTGACCAACAAGGTGACTTTAGAATTGGTGATTTATTCAGAATTGAACAGGCAACAGGTGTTGCAACACTAAACGCAGACGCATTTGACCTTTCAGGTCTAAACGAATTACAATTAGGTTCTATTGGTGCAGAATTAGGTGCTACAATTAATGAATTTAGTACAGACGAAACAATGGGTAATGACAGTAATACTGCCATACCTACAGAAAGAGCTATTGTAGGTTATACTCAAAGAGACCAAATGGGTACAGGTCATTTAGTACCACCAACAGGTACAACTGCTCAAAGACCAACAGGCGGTGCATTAAAAACTGGTGGTATCAGATATAACTCTTCTCTAGTTACATGGGAAGGATATAACGGAACACAATGGACAGGTTTAGGTGGTGGTAATCCATGGGCAACATTTACTGCTGATGGTTCAACTGCTTTAACAGTAGCCGCAAATGATAGATATTTTATAGATACAACAGCAGCTGCTCAAACAGCAACATTACCTGCTTCGCCACAAGTTGGTGACCAAGTTTCATTTGTTGATTTAGCAGGAACTTTTGATACAAACAATTTAACAATCGGTAGAAATAGTTTAAAAATTATGGGCGATACAGCCGATATGACTGTTGATGTAGAACATGCTGGTATACAATTAGTTTACACAGGTTCTACGAACGGTTGGAAGTTAACGCAAAACTTCTAATAGAGGATAAATAGAAATATGAGTAATTTAAGAGATTTTACAGGTAAGAGTAGAAAGTTTACTGGTGTAACTGGTGTTATAATACCAGGAGGCACTTCAGGTCAAAGAGCTGGTTCTCCTGAATTAGGAACATTGCGTTACAATACAGACGCTGATAAAGGTTTCTTGGAACAGTATAACGCAGCTGGTTGGGGTGCTATTGACGCTCCACCTCAAACATCATCTATTACACCAGATACTTATGATGGTAATGCTAATACAGGTTTTACTATTACAGGTTCAAATTTTAAATCAAACTCGACTATACAATTAATATTAGCAGATGGTAGTACACAATCACCTGCTACAACTACATTTAATAGTTCAACTTCAATTTCATTTGCCACAAGTGCAGACATAACAGTAGATAAAAGTCCTATATCTGTAAAAGTTAATAATCCATCAGGATTATCTTCTACTATTGCAGATGGAATTACAGCTGGTACTGCTCCAACATTTAGTAGTCCGGCTGCAAACACAGTTTTAGCAACATTATTTGGTGCCGGCGGAACATTATCAACTTCAACAACTACACAAATTGTGGCTGCTGACGCAGAGGATAGTACAGCGCCAACATTAACTATGCCAGCTAATATTGGTGATAGTTCTAATTTATCAATTGACGCAAACGGATATATTACAGGAACAAAACCAAGTCCGGCAGCTGATACAACTTATACATTTAATGTAACAGCAACTGATAGTGCTGGAAACGCAACGACAAGAGCTTATAAATTAACAATAGATTTAAGTTATTCAGGTGGCGGAAACTATCTTGGAGATGGTTCTGACGGTTAAGAGAGGAAAATAATATGCCATTTATATACAAAACAGGTTCAGACGAGTATAAAAGATTTTCAGAGGACGCTTGGGCTGGATTTACAATACCTAGTCCTCTACCAACTGATAAAGTAGAAGAAACTTTAACAAAGGCAGAATTGTCTAAATTTACATCCACAGCAACAGAGTATGATACTCTTTGCAAAAAGGACGCAGAAGCTCATATAATTGACGCTGGTCCCGAGTCAACAGATTTAACAGGATAAATAGTAATATGGCAACAATATCAAGCTCAACAAACTGGACAGTAGCTAATTCATCTTCTTATGATGGAGATATGATAGTTAAAAACTTTAATTCATTAACAATCAATTCAGGTGTAAATGTATCATCTAGTAATGCTTGTAAAGGTATGTTAATTTATGTAAGAGGAGACTTTGCTTTAAACGGAACATTAACATGTCATCCATCACAAGCTGCAACTGGAAGTCTTCCAACAAACTTAACATATCCTGTAATCACATCTGGTGGGTCATCATTATCAAATGGTGATTTTTCAGGTATGGGTGCAACAGCTCCTGGTGTTATGACTTCATATGTAAATCAATATATTTCAGGTAAAACAGGTGTTACATTCACATTAAATGCTGTTGGTGGAAATGACAATACAGCTGAAACAGGTCCAGGTGGTTATCCTGGTTACGCTTCAGGTTGTTGTTTCGGACAAGGCGCAAGTTCAAGAGAAAATGGTACTGCTTTCGGTGGAGGCGGTGGTGTTGGAGGTTCATGTGGTTGTCATGGAACAAATCCAGGTCAAGCAACAAGAACACAAGGTGGAACAGGCGCAGCTTATGGTTGTCACGGACAAGGTGGCGGCGGTGGTGGTGCAGGATTTCCTGCCGGTTCAGGTGGACAAAATGCCGGTAACGGTTCAGTAGCTAATGAAAACGGAGTTATTTGGTTAATTATTGGTGGAAATTTCACAGGTTCAGGTACAATTCAGTTATCAGGTGCTAAAGGTGGTACTGCTGGTTCAGGAGGATATTCTGGCTCAGGTGGTGGTGGTTCTGGTGGCGGTGCATGTTTTATCGCAGTAGCAGGAACAAATTCATTCTGTGCAAATGAATCAGGTGCTTCAAAATCTTCTCATAGTGGTGGAACAGGAACAATCAATATTGCAGGTGGAACAAGAGGTGATGGTACTTCAGCTGGAAGTGGTGGTGGTTGTTATGGTATCGTAGGCGAACACGGCTATGTTCAAGTCGTATCAATGACATAGAAAGTCATTATTAAAATTTATATAAATAGTGGTATTGTAATGAAAGAATAACCAAAGTTATTCTTCGGAGAATATTATGACTAGTCAAGTACAGCCAGGTATATTTACACCAGACCCAAACATTCCAAATTTTGGAAGATTAACCCGAGCTGAAGAATTAAGAAGACACGAAGAAGCTCATAAGGGTATTGTACTTTATATAAACGACTTTTGTCCAAAAGGTTGTTCATTCTGTTTTATTCCAGGTCAAATCAAAATGATGGACCGAGAAATGCCTTTAGAAAATGTAAGGCGTTTGATTGATGATTTAGGTTTCAAACATTTTCAGGTTCAAGGTGGCGAACCTACACTACATTCTCAATTCATAGAAATATTAGAGTTATTTAAAAGTAGAGGTGTTACTTGTAATGTCTTATCTAATACTTTATATAACGGTAAAACAAAAAGAGCAATACATCAAGCAATACTTGATGAAGTTATTACTGGTTGGGCTCCTAACGCTTCAGAATTAGATTTTCCATTAAACAGATTTAAAAGATTTCAAGGTAATTACCTAGATGTATATGATACACTAGAAGAAAAATGGGGTACAGGTGCCGGTAAGCATATGATTTCTTTGATGTGGACAATACCAAAAGGATTTAGAAAAGGTATTGACCCATTTACAAAAGAAAAATATAACCTAGATTGTTTACAATATATTGAATGGTTATATAAAGAACTAGATGGAAAGTTTCACAATTTGAGAATTGGATTAGATTTATGTGGTACTTACATTATTAATAATAGAGAAATTGGAAAAATACTAGATGACTTAAATATAATGGGTCAAGAAAAGAATTTTAATTTTTATATGGATTGTCAATGTCCTCCTTGTATTAATGAACCAGATGAACCAAGGCCTTGGCATTCAAATCAAATTGGTGAAGTAGGATGTCCTGCTGACCAAGGAGAAGGAAAATATATTGAAATTAAACCAGACATGTCGGTTGTTCATTGTTTTCAGTCACAAGGTGATATTGGTATGCCTTATGTTATTAAAAACATTTTTGATTTTAAGTTTGGTCAAGGTCCTAAACTTCCTCAATTACAAAAAGAACATAGATGGAGATACATTGAAACTAATAGAAAGATAGATGTACCTGAAGCTTGTCAAGTTTGTCCTCATTATCCATATAAATGTAATGGTATTTGTATGGGTTGTACTGTACAAGAACATGAAAGACTAAAAAATGAAAAAGGAGAAACTAGAGATTTAGCCGGCGATTTTGACGACAATAAAGACTTAACAAAATTACACGACCATAATTCAATGGATGTTGATTGGAAAACAGACGATAGAAAACCTAAAACTAGGAAAATCTTGCCAATGGGAAGATAATATATTATGAAACTGCCTGACCCCTTATCTACTCTTTTAAAAGATAAGAAAAAAAACGAAGACACTTATTGTCAAACTCAACAATGTAAAACATGTACCATATATTTAAACAATATGTGTTGTACAAGGCCTGGTTTTGCAACCTACGAAAATACAATTAAGATATACGAAAGGTATAAAGACAAATATTCATATAGAGATTTTATAGAAAAATATTTTGATATTCAATTCTATTACGACAATTTAAGTTTAATACTATTTTATCCTAAAGTAAATGACAAACCACCTGGTGGCAAAGCCTCAAATGGTGGTTGTGTTTTTTTAAAAAGAGTTTTAACAGGAGCTCCTAATGAACAATATATGAATTGTAGTTTGTATGATGATAAGTCTTTTGATGAAATAACTACATGGCCATTAGGTTGTGTAACTGATTCAACATCTATAGGTCCTGAATATAAAAGATTTTGGGAGTATAGATTGTCTATGGTAAATTATTTTTTTCCTCGTTCAACTTGGAGATTTTATGAACACATAAATGAAAAAGAGATGACAGAGGAACAAGCATTAAATATAGCACAAGAACAACAGAAAAGGTTTAATGAACATTTAGGTGTATAATGGAATTAGAATTTTTTGTAGAAAAAAAAGAAAGTGATAAAAGACTTGAAATTTGTAAAAAGTGTATTCACTATAAAGACACGCCTGTTAAATATTGTGAAGAATGTGGTTGTGTTTTGAAGTTAAAGATACACATGAAAGGAGTAGAATGTCCCATACAAAAGTGGTAGATAATATTGAACAAGGATATTCAATATTTAAACATGTGCCTTTGGTAGAAAAAAATCCTAGTTTTATTGATGATATTTTAATGGCTGAAAACTTTTTAAAACAAGAGTTTGATACAGATAATGTCACATGGGCATATGAAAAATATAATATATTTTCATTGATGGCTGGTAGTTTTCATTATTGGAATTTATTTAAAGATGTAGGTTTGTGTGTAAGAAGATATATGGTTGAAAATTTAAATAATACATTGCCTAAACATATGTGGATACAGGCCTGGTTGAATAGTCATACAGACGAACAATTGTTAACAAAACATAACCATGATAAAGATAAACAAGGAAATTTACATGGTTATATTAGTATAAATCCTGAAGATACTACAACAAGGTTTTATAGTACATTTGAAGATGAAAAGCCATTGTATACCATTGACAATAAAATAGGTTACATATATATTGGTAAAGGAAATGTTTGGCATGATGTAATTGCAAACACTCCTTCCAAACAAAAAAGAATTACAATAGGATTTGATGTGATGACCAGAAATACGCCCACTAGAAATTTTGGTCATATACCAATTACATGGTAAAAAGGAAACAAATATGCTTGATATAAAAGAATTAACAATGCAACATCATAAAGACGCAGAGCGACAAGACTTTGTTCGTATATTGATGTCAGGTAAAATAGATGAAAAATTATATGCAACTTATCTATACAATCAATTACAATGCTATGCTGTATTAGAAAAATATGGTATGCATAACTCTTTATTTAGAGATACGCCAGGTTTATTAAGAGCTGAACATATACATTATGATTATAGGTCGTTATGGGTAGATATAGGTCAACCACCTGAAATAACACAAAGTACAAAAGATTATATTGAACATATAGAATCTATACAAGATGAGGCTATGAAATTATACGCACACATTTATGTTAGACATATGGGAGATTTATCAGGTGGCCAAATGATTATGAAAAGAACACCTGGTCCTAATAGATATTATACATTTAAACACAAAGAAGTTGGTGACTATAAACGAATAGTCAAAGAAACAATTAATACATATTTAAATGTATATGAACATTCCGTTGTACCTGAAGCTAGTTTTTGTTTTGAAAGTGCAACTAAACTATTTAAAGAAATGAAGGAGCTCCATGATTTGGGACAGACTGATTAAGTGGAAAGACGAAACTGTTGATTTATTAAACAAAGAGTTAGTTGAGTACAAAGAACCTGGTATGGACAGATTCAATAATGATGAATTTGGTTGGGTAAATAGAACCTGGAAAAACGATTATATTAGAAGAGCACATGTAGATGTAGTTGATGTAAGAGATAGAAAGAAATTATGGATGGCTCATGTATGTTTGTTTCCAGAATTAACAAACGGTGGACCTATATATGGTTTTGATATCATAGCAGGCGAAAGAAAAGTAACAGGCGCCTTTCACGATTTTAGTCCACTATTACAGAAACAACACCCTTTAACAGAATGGTTTATAGAAGAGAATAAATGGTTTACACCAAGTAAAGAGAGAGAATTACCAGATTGGGCGAAAGCAATTTTTAGTGGTGGAATGATTGCAGCTGGCAATGTACAAGATGAGAAAGAATTAAATCAAATTTGTACTATGGCCGTGTCCAATCTGGCTAATTATATAGATAAAATTAGAGTACATGATGGTGAAGCTAAGAGAGAAGATGTTATAAAAGCACAGAATTATTACTGTGAACATCAACAACAAAACCCCCATACACCTAGGGTTATGGAAAAATTAGGTCTTCCTGAAGAAGATATTAAGTTGTTTTGTGAAGATAATCTCTTTCCGAAGATATAATTATTCTTATAAATATACCAGAAAAGGTAAACAATTATGGCAGAACCAGCAACAAGAGAAAATTTAAAACAGTATGCTTTAAGAGCGTTAGGTAAGCCAGTCATTGAGATAAACGCAGATGACGACCAGCTGGAAGACAGACTGGATGAGGCATTACAATATTTCGCACAATACCACTATGATGGTATACAAAGAACATACTTAAAATATCAATATACAGAAGCTGATAAAACAAGAATGACGGCTGATTCTTCCGAATCAATCACAAAGAATTCAGTCACTACAACATGGAAAGAGGGTAACAACTTTATAGTTGTACCTGAAAGTGTTATATCAGTAATTAATATATTTCCATTTTCAAACAAGTCCAATATGAATTTGTTTGATGTGAGATACCAAATGAGATTAAACGACTTGTATGATTTTTCATCTACAAGTGTTATCAACTATGATGTAGTATTACGACACCTAGATTTTTTAGACCATATCTTGGTAGGTGAGAAACCATTAAGATTTAATCAACATGACAATAGATTATATATTGACATGGATTGGACAAATGATTTAGCAGTAGGTGAATATATCGTAATAGAAGCATATAGAAAAATGGACCCCACAGTACATACAGATGTGTACAATGATATATTCCTAAAAAGATATGTCACAGCATTATTCAAAAAACAATGGGGTGCTAACCTATCTAAATTTGATGGTGTAGCAATGATTGGTGGAGTAACATTAAATGGAAGACAAATTTATTCAGAGGCATTACAGGACATTGAAAAATTAGAACAAGAGATTAGAAGTACCTTTGAGTTAAATCCAGCAATGATGATTGGATAGAAAATCATGGCAGTAAATCACTATTTCCAAGGCGGCAAGGGTATTGGTAACCAAGCCGAGAAAAGATTACACGAAGATATTATAATAGAAAGTCTAAAAATTTTTGGACAAGATATCTATTATCTTCCTCGTACACTTGTAAATAGAGATTTGGTTTTAGGTGAAGATACATCTTCAAGATTTGATGACTCTTATCTATTAGAGATGTACTTTGAAACAACTGAAGGATTTGCTGGTGAAAATGAAATCATCAACAAGTTTGGTTTAGAAATCAGAGATGATACAACACTTGTATTATCTAAAAGAAGATTTGAGGACCATGTTGCTAGTAAGGCAACACTAACAGCAACTGGCCGTCCTAATGAGGGTGATGTAGTTTATGTTCCACTTTTAAAAGCTTTCTTTGAAATTCAATTTGTAGAAGACCAAGAGCCTTTTTATCAAATGGGTAACTTACCTGTTTATAAATTAAAGGTGACTCGTTGGGAATATGCAAACGAACAAATCAATACAGGTGTTGGTACACTAGACGCAGTAGAAGACAAATACTCACTAGACCAATTACAACACAAATTTACTTTAGAATATGGTCAAGAAACATTAACAGGTGCTGGTTCAATAATGCTTGAAGACTATCACGATTATTCTACAGGTCAACCAGCCTTACTAATGCAAGAAACATATGTTGAAACTAATATACAAACACAATCACCATATGCAAGTAACCTAGATATGAATACAGAAGCTGGTTATGATACTACTTCAACAGCAGATGACATACTTGACTTTACAGAAAGAAATCCATTTGGAGAGGTTGACGAATAATGTTTGGAACTCATTTTTATAACGAAGGATTAAGAAAGTTAACTATTGCATTTGGTCAGATATTTAACAATGTAATAATTCAAAACACTAGTAGTACAGGTGCAATCACAAAAAGAATTAGAGTGCCTTTGGCATATGCACCAAAAGAAAAGTTTTTAGTAAGATTAGAACAACAAGCTAATCTATCAGAAGATAGAGAGGTTGCAGTCACATTACCTAGAATGGGTTTTGAGATAACTGGTTTATCTTATGACGCTACTAGAAAAATTAATAAAATGCAAAAACTTATCAGAGTAAAATCTGGTGAAGACGGTAAGAAAATGGAATATAATTATAC